TCGAGCCTGAGTATGTAGAGTATGACGGTGAGCAAATCAACAAAGCTGACATCCCTGCGCCTATCCTTAAGGCTCTGGAAGAAGCTGAAGTTGCTAAGGCAGATGCTGAACTGACTAAACGTGCAGAGGAAGCTCTACCTAACTTCAATATCGACGTAGCTAAAACACTTATTGCTAAGTTCGATACAGATGAAGCAGTTATGGAAGCTCTGAAGGGTGCTGATGCAGTATTCGGAGAGTCTATGGAAGAATTTGGTAAGTCTGATGCTGATGGCAACTTCGCTACAGCGCAGGACAAGCTAGATGCCCTCGTTAAGTCTTATATGGACGAAAACAAAATCAAGAAGAGCCAATATGCTGTAGCTTATGCCGCAGTTGCTAAGACCGATGAAGGTAAAGCTCTTATCAACAAATCCTATAAAGGAGAATAAATATGGCTGTAATGCAGTCCCGTGATACACGGTCTTTTGTTGCTGGTGAGAGTCTCACAGCAGCACAATTCAAGTTCGTTACTCTGGAGAGTGATGGACAAGTAGATCTGGCAGATGCTGCTGGTGAAAATTGCATCGGTGTTCTTTTGAACAACCCTGCTGCTGGTGAAGCTGCTACTGTAGCTATCTCAGGTAAGGTTATGGTAACTTCTGGTGGTACTATTGCCGCTGGTGCTGCCATTCAAACAGATGCAAATGGTGACGCACTCACCGCCGCCTCTGGTGACGTTGTTATGGGTTATGCTTTGGAAGCAGCAGTTGATGGTCAGATCATGGCTATTGAACTCATCCAAGGCGGTAACGTCGTAGCTTAATCCAGCATAGAAAGGAATAAATAATGCCCTTGCTGACTCCATCCGCAGTGCATGTAGATCAGCCGCTGACTAACCTCACGCTGGCTTATGCACAATCACAAGAAAACTTTATCGCTGATAAGGTATTCCCAACTGTCGGTGTTTCAAAACAATCTGACAAATACTACATCTATGACCGTGCGAATATGAACCGTACTGGTGATGTAGCTAAATTGGCTCCACGTACAGAAGTAAACCGTATCGGTATGACTTTATCGACCAGCAGCTACTTTGCTGACGTATATGGTCTTGGTATGGACTTCGATGAGCAAACTTTGGCTAACGAAGATGCTATGTTGGACATCCGTTCTGCTGGTGCTGAAACCTTGGCGATGCGTCTGATGATCCATCGTGAAGAGCAGTTTGCAACCAACTTCTTCTCAACAGGAGTTTGGGGAACAGACAACACATTGTCAGGTACTGACCAGTGGTCAGACTACACCAACTCAACACCAATCCAAGATGTAACTGCTGCTCGTCGTGCAGTACAGTTGGCTTCTGGTGGCTTCAAGCCAAACACAATGGTTGTTGGTAAAGAAGTACGTGATAAACTGATCAATCACCCAGATATTCTGGCACGTTTGAACGGTGGCGCAACTGTAACTAACACAGCTTTGATCACAGATGCTAAGTTGGCTGAAATCTTTGAGGTAGAGAACTTCTACGTCATGGAAGCTGTCAAGAACTCATCAGTAGAAGGTGTTGCAGAAAGCAATGCGTTCATCGGTGGTAAGAATGCTCTGTTGGCCTACACACCATCAACTGCTGGTCTTATGTCACCAGCCGCTGGTTTGACCTTCGCTTGGAATAACCTAGAAGGTGTGAACAACTTGGGTATCACTGTTGAGTCATTCTCAGATGATGCTCTGAAGCGTCAGCAAATCGCTGAGATGATCCAAGTTAAAATGTCTTACGATATGAAAGTCGTAGGCGCTGCCTTGGGTTACCTCTTCGCTGCTGCTGTAGCTTAATTTCTATCGGTAGGGGCTGTAGTGGCCCCTGCCATCCTTCCCGACGAAAGGTAGTACAATGATCCGACAAGAGAATATGCCATTTCAAATAGACCGCCCTGTATTTGTTAAGTACCCATTTCAATCTTGGGGTAGACAGCTAAAGAAGGGTGAGGAGTTTAAGTGGAAAGAAATCGGTGTAACTGAAGAGAAGGCACTGATCCTATATAAACAAGGTTTCATTCATCACAATTCTGACTTTGAGATTAAACGTAAGGTTGGTGATGGCTTAGAAGACCTTGATACAGAGGGACTACACGGTCTTGTAGACACTATTAATGCTAAGGTAAAAACTAAGACTAAGTCTACCACTGAGTTCGACAGAAAGAAGTGTAAGAAGTCTAAAGTACCCGATAAACAGCGTGGGCTTATTCGTAGCTGGCGTAGAAATTATGGTCACATGGAGACTGATTAATTATGGCTTGGTCGTATGATGCAACGAACTTAGGTACAGCTAGTGCAGCAGAGAGAATAAACTCTGTTCGCTTGCTTGTAGGTGACACTGACACTAACGACCAACAAGTCCAGAATGAAGAGATTACCTTCGCTCTCAATCAGACTAATGATAATGTCTACTATGCTGCTGCATGGGCTGCTAGAACAATAGCTGCACAATACTCTCGTAGAGTTACTCAGAACCTCTCAGGCGCACTCAGTGCTGACTACAGCGACTTACAAGAACACTACACTAGCCTAGCGGAAACACTAGAGCATCAAGGTAAGAAATCAGGTGCTGTAGTAGGTATCAAAGCTGGGGGAATTAGCATTGCCATTGTGGACAATGTTCGACAAAATACAGATCGTATTGCACCTTCCTTCCGCAGGGATAGATTCAGAAACCCACCAAGTTATAGTGGCGATGATTACGATTATAACTAAGGGGTAAGCTATGGCATTTACCAGGGGATATAATCTACTTAAGATGGTAGATGAGTTCGGGGAAACTCTTACTCTGCGTAAGAAGACTACAGCAGGTACTTATGACCCTGCAACAGGTGCAGTAACAGGATCAGCTACCACAGATTATAGCTTTACTGGTTACTTCTATAACTATGACCAAGGTATCATAGCAGACTTCGATCAGATCCGTAGAAGTAACCGTAAATGCGTAATACCAGCTTTAGGATTGGCAGTAGAACCCGATGACGAAGATCAGATTATTGGTAGCGGTGACACAGTTAACATTGTTTCTGTTGTTACTATATTTTCTAACGGGACTAAGGTCTGCTTCCTGTGTGATGTGAGGGAATAATGCAAGTTACTGTTAGTCCCAGACTTACCAAGAAGAAGAAAGAGGTCACAGCATTCGCTCAGAAACTCTTAGCTAATAAGCTCATTCAAGCTATAGACTTCTTAGATGATCCTTACGTTACTCCTGTAGACACTGGTGCATACGCTAATTCTATGACCCTTAATCAAAGAGGTGACAGCTCTGGACCTGCCATAAGCTCTCGTAGAAAAGAAAGAGGAGTCGACAAGAACTCGGTTCTAAACGAAATGACAAGTAGGCTTTATTCCCAACTAGAAGATATAGACACTTTAATGGGAGCTACATTTGTAAACAGATCTCCTCACGCTCAAAAAGTAGAAGAAAGATACGCAGTGTTTGAGAAGCTTAGGAGTAAACTAAGATAATGGCTAGTATCCACGACGACATAAGAGCTGCTCTTGAGGTTAAGCTGGCTGCTACCTCTAATATTCCTACACAGATAGCTTATGAGAATGTATCTTTTGAACCTACTACAGGTACAAGCTACCTAAAGGTTAGCTATTTACCAACATCCCGTAGACCCGCAGTCCGAGGGCTTAACCCTCAACAGAGATACGAAGGTGTCTTTAGACTCCAAGTATATTGTCCAGAGGGTAATGGCCCTGCTACCGCTGATGCCTTTGCCAACACTTTGATAGAAGCTTTTGAGGCTACTACTCATATAAACTACAACTCAATCACTGTATCTATTGACTACGCTGAAAGACAGCAAGGTTTCTTAGATGCACCTTGGTACTATGTTCCGGTGAGTATCGGATGGTACTGTTATAACAATTAGGAGAATACATTATGGCCTTCGCACAAGGTTCTCGTTCCAGCCTATCGTTCATTGTGGAAAGCACATTTGGCACGACTCCTGCTGGTAACTTCACAAACTTACCCTTCAGCACACACTCTTTGAACTTAACTAAAGATCGTGTAGCTGGTACTGACATTCAATCTGATCGTATGCCCCGTGTTGACCGTCATGGTAACCGTCAAGCTGCTGGTGATATTGTTGCTGACTTACGTGATGCTGACTATGATGCATTTCTAGAATCAGCTATGTTGTCCACTTGGTCAACTAACGTCCTTAAGGTTGGTACAACACCTAAATTCTTCTCTATAGAAGACTACGCTGCTGACATCGACCAAGCTCGTTTGTTCACAGGTATGACAGTTTCTACTATGGGTGTCTCTCTTGCCCCCAACCAGATGGTAACAGCTACCTACGGTATGGTTGGTAAGGACATGACTATTGGTGCTACTGAGAAGACACAGGACGCTGCATCAGGTGCTGCTCCATTCGATGCCTACTCAGGTACATTAGCTATCGGTGATGTTGATGGTACACCCTCTACATCAGCTATCGTAACTGGTATGGACTTCACTCTGACTAACTCATTTGCACCTACCTTCGTAATTGGTAGTGACAGTGCGCCACAGTTAGAAGTTGGTCGTGCAGAGATCGAAGGTACTATCTCAGCTTACTTTGAGGATGCAGCCTTAATCAACCGCTTCTTGAATGAGACTGAAACTGAGCTTGAGGTAACTGTGGGTGATGGTACTAACACCATGAAGTTCGCATTCCCACGAGCTAAGATCAATAGTGCAGATGTAGGTGTAGATGGCCCAACTAGCCGTGTTATCTCTATGTCATTCGTAGCACTCTACAATACAGCAGATGCAAGTAACTTAGTTATTACTCGTTCTGCATAAAGTACCCTAGCTAGGGCGGGGAGGCATTGGTGTCGGGTCTGATGTCTCCCCTTTTACCCGACCCGACAACTTTTTACCCGAAAGGAAACTCGACATGGACTTGATGGATTTAAAACCTAAGTCAGATACTATTGAAGTAATCTTGAAACACCCTAACACTCTTGAGCCACTAACTAATGATGATGGTAGCGAGATGACTGTTACGGTACACGCTCAACACTCTAAGGAATATCGAGGAGCTATGCATGAGCAACAAGACCGTAGGATTGATAAGCTGCAGAAGAAAGGTAACAACAAGTACTCCGCTGCAGAACTGGAGACAGATACTATCAACCTATTAGTCAAGGTTACTAAGGAATGGGATATCACCTATGGCGGTGAAAAACCTAAGCTAACCTCAGCTAAAGCTAAAGAAGTATATACTGAGGTATTCTGGCTTCGTAACCAGATCGAGGAGGCACTCTCTGAAAGCTTGGATTTTACCAAGGCCTGATTGACGAACTGCTTGAGTACGCAGAACATGAGTTCTCTCTCAATAAGTCCGGCAAAGATGGCATATCCCAAAGAGAACATTTAGAGCAAGTACAAAGGCAGACTGGTCAGACACCAAAGGAATTAGAAGGCCCCTCTTTTCCACCGTTGGTATCTCACATATGGTCTGCCTTTGCTGCATTAAGCTCTGCAAGAACTAACGGGTTTAGTGGACCTAATCCACTTAGTTACACTGAGATAAAGTCTTGGGTAGAACTGACTAACGCCTCTGTCTCTGCTAGGGATGTAGAAGCAATCAAAGCTTTAGACATAGTTTTCATAAGGACACATAATGGCTGATGTAAAGTTTGACATTGAGGTTACTGGTATAAAGGAGCTGAAAGATGCTGCTGCCAGTTTCGACCGTCTTGGTAAGATCTCTGCCAAACTATCAGCTCAGTATAAACCTTTAGGTGCTCAGACTACAAGACTTGTCCAAGAGCAAAAAAGACTTACAACTGTTCATAAGCAGTTAGAGAAAGCTGTTGAAGACGGTCTTATAACTGACGCTCAGGCTAATAAAGCTATGGCCGAACAAGAGAGGCTGTCTAAAGAGAGAATACTTACAGATAAAACTCTTATAGCTCAGGCTAAGAAGAGGGCCAAAGCTGAGAAAGAACTACAGAAAGAGACAGCTAGGCTTGTTAAGGAATATGCCCCTGCCAGAACTGCCGCTGACTTATACCGAAAGAAGCTTAAGGAAATTGACCAAGCTCTACACCGTAATGTCATTAGTTCTGATGAAGCTGCAAAAGCAACTGCAACTCTTAAAAGAGAGTTCCATCAGTTTACTTCAGGCCTAGCCACTGGTGGTAATCAGTTTGCTAAGTTTAACGTAGAAGCTTATAAAGCTAACCAAAGAACCAAAAGATTTGCTTCTGTAGGTCTACAGCAAGCTGGTTATCAGGTAGGTGACTTTGCAGTACAGCTTCAAGGTGGTACTAACATAGCTGTTGCCTTTGGTCAGCAGATGTCTCAGTTGTTAGGTATCTTTGGGGCGGGAGGAGCTATAGCCGGTGCTGGTGTTGCTATTGCCACTGCTTTCATAGCACCTCTTATAGATGCAAAGAGAAACGCTAAAGGTTTTAATGACACCTTAGAAACTATTGGCTCTACTATTAGCTCTATGGAATCTCTTGGGGATACCTTAAGGGATGTCTTAGTTGCTCCCTTCTTTGAAGGACAAGAAGCTGCTACTTCTTTCTTTACTAGAATAACTCAGGAACAAGAGAAAAGAGCAGGTCAAACAATAGCAAGCGCCTTGGGTAGAAGAACCTATGCAGGTTTATCTGGAAAAGGTATACTCTACGACTTAGAGAAAGCAAGAGATGAACTTGCAAAAGGCACTAAAACAGGTCTCTTTCCTGCTCTGGAAGGTGAAAAACCTGCTGTAGATGTAGAAGGTGTAGCGGCTATAGATGCAGCTATGAAAGATATTTCTCGTGCTGTATATCAAATAGTTGATGATAAAACAGTCCTAAGACCCCTAGAAGAGATTGCAGAAAACTTAGTAAACCTTTCTGAAGCAGGTAGAACTTCTGCACCTACTATACAAAAAGCAATAACAGACCTTATTCAGTCAGATGACGTTTTGTTGGGTATTTATGAAAAAACAATAAGGAAACGTATCGAAGCTTCTGAGGAAGAAGAGAAACTAGCTCAAGCTGCCTTAGAGCGTTCTATGGCTCTTCAAGAAGATTATATAGCTAGAGCACAAAAAGCTCAAGCTGAGGCTATAAAGCAAGACGAGACTGATAAAGCTGCTGCACTAGAGCGCTCTATGTCTTTACAGGAAGCTTTGATAGCTAGAGGTCAAAAGTCTCAAGCTGAAAGAGATGCAGAAAGACAGGCTCAAGAAGAAAGAGCTATGGCTCTGCAAGAAGAGATGATCCAAAGAGGTCAAGAAGCCCAGGCTAAGAGAGATGAGGCTAACCATAAAGCTCGCCTTAAGCACATGGACCTTGAAGCAGCTAAACAGGTTAATCTAGGCTTAGTTCCCTATGGCGTAAGTATGCCTATGATTAGTGGCGCTGTGGCTATTTATAAAGATGGACAAAAAGGTAAGGGTAAGGATAAAGAAACCAAAGACCCTGCAGGAGATGCCTTAAAGAGACTTAAAAACCAGTTAGAATTAGAGACCTTACTGTTAGGTAAGTTTGGTGAACAAAGAGACCTCCAAGGTGAGCTTATACAAGCTCGTCAGCAATATTCAGATGTAGCTACACCAGCACAGATGTTGGAGATAGAGAACACTATCAAAGCTATAGACGCAATGGAGCAGAAGCAACAAGCCTTAGAAGATATTAAAGACAAGTATGAAGACATAGGAAAGACAATAGCTGGTTCTATGGACCAAGCCTTTATGTCTGTAGTCACAGATATAGATATTCTTAAAGACTCTTTTGAGGATATGGCATTCAAGGTAGACAGGATCTTCCAAGATATGGCTAGGGATATTATAGCACACTTGTATCAAGTACTCGTAGTCCAACAAATGGTTCGTGGCTTTGGTGGTATGCTTGGTAAATTTTCTAATCCTATTCTTTCTGCTATTGGGGCTGGTCTTGAGAGTTATGACGGTGGTGGTTACACAGGTTCAGGTCCAAGATCAGGTGGCTTAGATGGCAAGGGTGGTTACATGGCTATGCTACACCCTAGAGAGACTGTCATAGACCACACTAAAGGCCAGTCTACAGGTGGTGATGTAGTTAATGTGACTCAGAATATCAATGTCTCCACAGGCGTACAGCAAACCGTACGTGCTGAGATTAAGCAGTTAATGCCACAGATAGCAGACAGCGCTAAGTCTGCTGTAGTAGACGCTAAGAGACGTGGTGGATCATATGGAAGGGCATTTGCATAATGGCTATTAGTTACCCTTTAAGTCTACCTACAAGTATTGGTATAGCTCAGATAGAACTTAGAGCTACTAATGCTGTAGCTATCTCAAGATCCCCTTTTACTTTCGCTACCCAAGTTCATGCCTATACTGGGCAGTCTTGGCAAGCTGATGTATCTCTACCTAGTATTCGTAGAGACTTAGCTGAAGATTGGGTAGCATGGCTTATTTCCCTTAAGGGTCAACTAGGGACATTCTACTTAGGTGATCCTAATGCTGTAACACCTAGAGGTTCAGCTAGAGACACCGATACGATCTTAGTTGATGGGGCTGTATCATCTGGTGATACAATCGCTATAGATAGCGCACCAGTAAGTCAAACTGATTATCTAAAAGCTGGCGACTACATGCAGATCGGATCTGGCGTAAATCGTCAACTATTTAAGGTGCTAAATGATGTTGATACGGATGGCACAGGTAGCGCTACAGTAGACGTTTGGCCTAATGTGCGAACCAGTATAGCAAACGATGCTGCAGTCACTGTAGAAAATACTAAGGGCATCTTTAGGTTAGCCTCTAATGAGCAATCCTTCAGTATCAATGAGGCCAGTTTCTACGGAATAACATTTGGAGCGATAGAAGCAGTATGAGCCGCACAGTACCATCAGCCTTACTCACTGCGCTTAGTCAGCCAGAGGTTCAGCCATATTATGCGGTTGAGCTTGACTTTGATAGCGCACCAGTTCGCTTATGGACGGGTTACGGTGACCTGACCATTGGCGTCGATACCTATACTGGATCGGGAAACTTGCTTTCCATTGGGGGGCTTGAAGAGGTCAATGATCTATCCGCGAAAAACATAACTCTGACGTTATCTGGTGTACCTTCCAGTTTGGTTTCTATTGCCTTGACTGAGCCATATCAAAGGCGTGAAGCTAAGGTTTACTTCGGTACTACAGATACATCATCGCCTATAGAAGTCTTCAGCGGTGTTATGAACACCATGAGCATTGAGGATAGCGGTGAAACAAGTGTTATTACTGTTGCTGTCGAGAGCAAACTGATACGCTTAGAGAAGGCCAGCAATCGCAGATACACCCATGAAAACCATATTTCCCGTCATTCTGGCGATACGTTCTTTTCATTTGTTGCTGACCTACAAGATAAGGA